AAAGCCTCCCCTTCTCTTTTCTACATACTGGTATGGCACTGAACTACAACTTCACAGACATACCGTCAGACATTCTGAACAGGTATCCAGAAAGTGTTAACGCACTGCTGCCCACCTACTTCAGGTTCACACTGGCTCGTGTGCCAAACGTGGTGTACTTCTGCCAGTCTGCAAATATACCTGGTATGAATTTGAGCGAGGTCATCATGCCCACCCCGTTCGTGCCCATCAAAGCACCAGGCAAACTGGAGTTTGATGAACTGTCCATTGGTTTCATCGTGGACGAAGGGCTGACAAACTGGTTGGAAATCAAGAATTGGATGCGGTCCACCACGAACGTGGAAGACTACACAGAGTTCCGACCAGTAAACACCCACCTGTCTACTGCAAACCTCATTATCTTAAACAGTGCAAAGCAACCCAAACTAAACGTGACTTTCGAGGGGGTGTTTCCGCGAAACCTTACTGGAATAGACTTTAATTCCAGCGCAGGAGACGTGGACCCCTTTGTGGTGAACTGCACGTTCTCGTACCGCTCGTTTAATATAGAGCGACTGTAAAATAGAGAAATGTGCTTGACACAGTAAGCGCAAGCAGTAAACTCCTGTGTGGAGGTTGCTATGACTTTAGATGACTTGCGCAAAGAACTGCTGAAAGACATGGGCTTGGACGAAACGGCACTGGATGCCGAGTCGCTGCGCATTCCGCAACTCCACGGCAAGTACCTGAATTTCTTGTTTGATGAACGCCTCATGCTGTCCAAGTACGAAGGGGACTTGGCAAAGACTACCCGTTGCAAATGGGAGTACTACACAGGCAAGATGAGTGATGAAGAGTTGAAGGAGCGAGGATGGGAACCTTTTCAACTAAAGGTACTGCGCCAAGACATGAGCATCTACTTGGATTCCGATGAAGACTTGCTTAAGGCACGACAGCGAGTCCAGTATCAGCGCGAGAAGATTGCTCTGCTGGAAGAAGTCATCAAGGAACTAAACAACCGACACTGGAAGATTCGCAATGCCATAGAGTGGAGAAAGTTCACCAATGGTCAGTGACTTGTTACTAGAAGACCCTGACAAGTGGTGGGTGGACAAGATGTATATGCACGAAGCACTGGTTGCTGCAACACACAGTCCCGATCCGCGAACACAGGTTGGTGCTGTACTGGTTATTCCTGGCAGTGGAGTGCTGCTCAAAAACTGGAACGATGTGCCTACCCGTCTTCGGAAGGCAGGGTATCCAAAGGACTCTGCGCTGAAGAACTACTGCACAGAACACGCAGAGCGCAGAGTAATCTACCAGGCACTAATAAACAAACTCCACACAGGTGACTTGACCATGTACACCACATGGGCTACTTGTGCAGACTGTGCGCGAACGGCAATACAGTTTGGTATTGGTAGAGTGGTTACATTCCGCACACTGGTGGAAAAAACGCCTCCACGATGGGAGGAGTCTGTGCGCGAAGGACTGTCCATGCTGCGAGATGCAGGGGTTCCTGTGGTTGGTTGGACTGGAAAACTGGGGCATAAATACTCTATACGGTTCAACGGCACGGTGTACACAGGCGAGGACATGGGCTGATGGTTGATCTTGACGTGAGCATAGTGGACTCCGTGTACGTTCGCGTAAATTGCGACCGTGGTGTTGCACGTGAACTGTCCGACTATTTCACATTCAAGGTTCCTGGATACAAGTTCATGCCTGCGTACCGTTCTCGGCTGTGGAACGGCGAGATACACCTGTACAATGTCCACACACAGCAGATATACGCAGGGCTAGTGGACTATATTCAAAAGTTTGCCGTGGAGCGTAACTACAGTATTACTCTGCCCGCAGCCAACGGATTCAAGACAGATGCACAGAGTGTTCGTGGGTTCGTGGAAGACCACTTGAATGTTCACGTGAACGGCACCAAAGCGCAAGCCCATGAACACCAAATCAATGCCATTCACCACGCAATGGAAACCGAGCGATGCTTGCTGCTGTCGCCCACAGGATCAGGAAAGAGCCTCATCATCTACTCGCTTGTGCGGTATTACTTGAGCAAGATCCCCAAGGACAAGAAGGTGCTGATTGTTGTTCCCACAGTGTCTTTGGTTGAGCAGATGTTCTCTGATTTCGAGGACTACTCCAGTGCAAACGGGTGGGACGCACAGCGAAACTGCCACAAGATTCTTGCAGGGCAAGACAAGGGGACAGCGAAGCGCGTTGTGATTTCCACGTGGCAGTCCATCTACAAGCAGGACGAGAAGTACTTTCAGCAGTACGGTGCAGTGGTTGGAGACGAAGCCCACCTGTTCAAGTCCAAGTCTCTTACAGCAGTGATGAGCAAACTAAAGACGTGTCCGTTTCGTGTAGGAACAACAGGCACTCTTGACGGCACACAGACCCACCGTTTGGTGCTTGAAGGACTGTTTGGCAAGGCGTATGAGGTAACCAAGACCAAAGCCTTGATGGAACAGAACATCTTGAGCAATCTAAAGATTGACTGCTTGCAACTTCAGTACCCTGATGTGGACAAGGAAGCCATCAAGCGTGCAAAGTACGAAGACGAAATCAAATGGATTGTGGCATCCGAACGCCGCAATAAATTCATCATAGACCTATGCAAAACACTGAAGGGCAACACTCTTGTACTATTTCAATTCGTGGAAGGACACGGCAAGGTGCTAAATACTATGGTGACCTCTGCTGTTCCACCCGAGCGTAAGGTTTTCTTTGTGTACGGCGGCACTGAAGCCTCTGAACGAGAAGACATTCGCAAGATCGTGGAAACAGAAGACAATGCGATCATTATTGCTTCATACGGAACTTTCAGTACGGGTATTTCCATAAGGAGGCTCAACAACATCATCTTCGCGTCTCCATCGAAATCTCGCATCCGTGTTCTGCAAAGCATTGGTCGCCAGTTGCGAACGTACAAAGACAAAGGCACTGCACGGCTTTACGATATTGGAGACGATCTGTCGTGGAAGTCGTGGAAGAACCACACCCTGCGGCACATGAACGAGCGTTTGCAAATATACAAGTCCGAAGGCTTTGACTACAAAGTGGTCAAGATTCAACTAGGAGAACAGCCATGAGATCCCGAAAGAAGTCTGAACTACGCGTGTTTAAACTGCGCAGCGGAGAAGAGATCGTGGCACGATACGCGGGCAAGACAAAGGACAAGATCAAACTGCAACGCCCTATGCGAGTAGTTAATGCTGTTCAGGCAGACCCGTTTACGGGTGCTCGTCGCCAAGTCACTTACTTTGCGGACTGGTTGGGGTGTACCAGTTCTCTCAACGCAGAAATACCACAGGACTTTGTACTGGTGGACTTTGATCCATCACCGGAGATCACTAAACTGTATTCACGTCAACTGGAGTTGGAGGACACCAAAGACCCTCCTCCTCCACCTGCTGCGGACGAATCACAGCCCAGTGCAGCCGCTCCTTCGTTCAAGCCATCGGCTAACCCTTTCAAGATGACTGAAGAAGAGAGACAGGAACTGGAGGACGAAGTAGAGCGATTGATGAGCCAGTACGAGAAAGAAGGCATCTCTCCTCCCCCAACTCCTAATCCTTTAGTGCCGCCTTCAAATATAGTGTTCTCTATTGGCATACCAAAGGACATCATGGAAGCGTGGATTGAAAACGGTTTCATGGACTATCTGCGAGACAGTGTTCAGGACTTCCTCACGGGCGAATTCCTTGATGAAATAATGGACGAAGAAGACGAGATGCCTCGCAAGCGGAAGCCCAAGCCAACAACAAAACACGAGAAGATTTCCAAGAACGACTGGAAAGAGCCGAACGAAAAACAAAAGAGCGACCCAAAGTTTGGCAACAAGCCAACAGACTGGTCGCCCTTTGTTCAAGATTATTTGGATGACAAGAAAAAGGACGAGGGGCTTGACAAGCCTGAATGACGCGATACTCTGTGTGAAAGGAACATCATGGCAAAAAAGAAACGCGACCACTACATAGACAACGATCTTTTCTTTACAGAAATGAGTGAGTGGAGAAAACAGGTAGACGCAGCAGACGCTGCTGAACTA